GGGCTCAAAACCCACACCCCCTGAATCGCCACTTATAGAAGAGATAGCTATCTGGGACGATACAACTCCGCTAGGCGAAGACGAAGTTGAGCTCCCATTTTTTAAAGAAGTAGAGGTTGCTGCAGGAAAGGGATCTGAGGTGGCGCTTGAGACAAATGGCCGAAAGTTACGATTTGGCAAACGCACCCTTCAAAGGAAAAACATCAATCCAGAGACAGCAGGATGCGCGGTCGTTTCCGGCAACAGCATGGAGCCAGTTCTCCCGGACGGAAGTACTGTCGGAATCGATACAAGCTCTGTAAATGTTCAGGATGGCAAAATGTATGCCTTAGATCATGACGGATTGTTGCGGGTAAAACTTCTTTACCGTCAGCCAGGTGGTGGTCTGCGGCTTCGGAGCTATAACTCTGAGGAGCACCCCGACGAAAGCTACGATGGCCGCTATGTAGCCGAGAACCTTCGAATCATAGGGAAAGTGTTCTGGTACTCCGTACTGATCTGACCGTAAGGCCGCAGTAGCAGCCTTACGGTATGCGCCCAAGCGGAAATATAAGCCAGACGGTTGACAGCTAATATTAGTCAGGCTAATTTTGCACTCGTACCCCTCTCACCAAGAGTACGAGCTATGCAGATCACACAGCACCTCAAAAGCTGCCCGGTGTACTTGCACCCGGCAGCCGCCACATCCAGAGCTTCGATTGAAGCTATCCAGCGCCGCACAGGCCTGCTGATCATCACTACCCCGAAACAGCGTCACGCCCAGTTGAATCAGGCTGAGGACTCGACGCCATGGGGAGGTGATGCAGCATGAGCCAACTTCTCATCGGCCTCACTGGCCCCGCCCGGACGGGCAAAAGCACCACGGCGCATCATCTCGTGCTCGAACACGGCTTCGAGTGCTACGCCTTTGCTGATCCGCTACGCGACGCACTGATGGCGATCTTCCAGCTGTCGCCAGAAGACTTTGAAGGCACCGCAAAGGAAGAACCTATCGCTTGGCTGGGTCGCTCTCCTCGACAGCTGATGCAGCTGCTCGGCACCGAGTGGGGCCGCTACATGATCAGCGCGAATCTGTGGGTCGATCTGGCCGAGCAGCGCCTTGATGCTCTCGCCAACGCATCGTGGCCCGCACCAAGTTTCGTGATCAGCGACCTGCGCTTTGAGAATGAGGCGGACTTTGTCCGCAAGCGTGGCGGCGTGGTCGTGCATCTCCAGCGCTTTGACGCGCCGAAAGTTAACCCTCATCTCAGTGAGGCAGGTGTGTCGCTTCACAAAGATGACTTGGTGCTGGTTAACGACGGCGATCTGGCAAGCCTGCATCGCCAGGCCGAATCGATCCTGCATGCGCTGGACGCTCGGCGCACTCGGTCAGCAGCCTGAGCATCTGCCATGAACAGAACTCTCGAGGAGACCGCAGCCGTACTTGGCATCAAGCCGCGAGCCTTCCGGGCCAAGCTGCGAGATCTACACATCCTGACCAAGGACGGCGATCTGGCAAGCCATCACAGGGACCGCGGCTACCTGTACTCCGACACTCGCAGCACTTGGAACCCGAAGCTCAACAACTACCGCCATTACGCCGTCGTGATGGTGAAAGAGCTAGGCGTGGAATGGCTGGCAAAGAAGCTCGGGGTCACCGTTACCAAGATCAACAAGGATGCAGCAGCATGAATCAGACCGCGATCACACACGCCGTTGGTGCCCTGAAACTGGTCCCAATGTTCTTGAACCACCCCACCGTCATCAGCCGGGCGACGCTGATCGGCGCAACCACCGAAGCGCTGGCAATGCTGGAGGGGTTCCCACCAGTAACGGTCGAACTCGCCGACGTGTTTCGCCTGGTCGATGCAGTCGTGCAGGAGGGTCAGATGGCTTATGTCACCCCAACCAATAGCCCGGAGCGTCCCTACGGCGCCGTCGTCGCGGACGAACGCGGCAGGCTGCTTGCGACCGCTACAGGTCATTCGCCCAAAGGTCTCGCCGAGCTGATCCGCTTGCAGCTGCTGCCTCCAGCAAAGGTGGCGGGGGAAAACAAGTGAGCACGACCCTGACCCAGTTGCGAGCCGAGTTCGCGACGCCTTGCCCAACGTTGTCCGCCGTGCGAGAGCGGTACTTCTCGCACATCACAAGCGACCGCTACCTGCTGCGCAAGATCAGCGCCGGAGCCATCCGGCTAAAGGTTACTCGCCTGGGTGGTTCGAGCAAGGGTCAGGCGGTGGTTTACCTACACGACTTGGCCAACTACCTCGATGACCAAAGCAGCAAAGCCGCCTGAAAACTCACGACATCAGCAAAGGAAGCACAGCAAATGCAACCCATCCACTTTTTAGTTTTGGCACTCGTCACGGCACTGATCTACAGCCTGTTCCGGATCGGCGTCAAAGCCGTCACCAGAGACCGTCTGTATCAATTCGCAGAAGGCAAAGCCGCTGGCCGCATCGAAGGCCGCATCGAAGGCCGCGCCGAGCGCGGGAGCGAACACAACGCCCTGCAAATGGCCGACCTGCATACGCTGCTGGAAATCTCCAACACATTGCACGTAGCCCACAAGACCTGGCGCGCCATCCCTCACACAGAGAAATATCGAGCACAGGCAACTCAGCACCTCAACGACCTGAACAAAATCGCGAAACGTATTCGCGATCGAGGCGAAGACGGCAGCGGCACAGCTGAACAGGAGAAGGCGGCATGAGCTGGATTCTGACCTACACCGGACGGCGATTCGACCTTCTTGAACCGACAGCAGCAATGGTCAGCCCGCAAGATCTGGCGCACGCACTCGCTCGCCTGTGTCGATTCAACGGCCACTGCGTCACGCATTACAGCGTGGCCCAGCACAGCTGCTTCGTCGCAGACCTAGTACCCGCTGGCGACCAGCTGGCCGCCCTGCTCCACGACGCAACCGAAGCGTATGTCGGCGACATGGTGCGTCCGCTCAAGGATCTGCTGCCCGAATATCGCGAGATCGAACACCGCATCTGGCTCGCCATCTGCGAACGCTTTCTGCTCGATCCGATCCTGCCAGCTAGCGTGAAGCGCGCAGACCTAGTCGCACTGGCGACTGAGCGCCGTGACCTCATGCCCAACCAGCAGGGTGAGTGGAACTGCCTGATCGGCATCCCGACGTACGCCGCACAAGTGATGCCGCGGAAGGCAGAGGAAGCAAGCTTTCATTACTTCCGTCGCCTGATGGATCTGATGCAGACAGCGCATCGCGGGCGGGCGGCATGACTACTGCCATCGATCTATTTGCCGGGCTCGGTGGCTGGTCAACTGGAGCCCGTGACGCTGGTGTAGACGTCCTGTGGGCGGCAAACCACTGGCCTGTGGCCGTTGAATGGCACGCTGCTAACCATCCTCGAACACAGCACGTCTGCCAGGACTTGCACCAAGCGAACTGGGAACAGGTTCCCGCACATGATCTGCTGATCGCGTCGCCGTGCTGCCAAGGACACACCCGCGCGCGTGGGAAACAGGCAGGGAATCCACAGCATGACGCATCCCGATCTACTGCATGGGCACCAGTCTCCGCGCTGGAGTTTCACCGCCCTGCAGCAGCAATCATTGAGAATGTACCCGAGTTCACTGACTGGGTGCTCTACCCTGCATGGCTGCATGCAATCAACGCGCTCGGCTACCAAGCAGCCCCGCACATCGTTGACTGCGCAGATCTGGGCGTGCCGCAACACCGAGTGCGGCTGTTTATGGTCCTGACCCGCAGCCGAGCACCGCTGATGCTGGAGCTGCATCGACATCAACATGTCCCTGCAGCCAGTTTTCTCGAATTTGACGCAGGGAAATGGTCGCCAATTAATAAGCCAGGCCGCGCCCAAGCCACTCTCGACAGAGTTCGCAACGGCCGCAAGCGCTTTGGCGACCGGTTCATCATGCCCTACTACGGCAAAGGCTCCGGACTCACCGGCCGCGACATCAACCGGCCCATAGGAACGATCACGACGCTGGACCGCTGGGCGCTGGTACGCGGAAACGAGATGCGGATGCTTAGTGCGAATGAAGCACTGGCGGCTCAGACGTTCCCCTCTGACACAAAGCGTCCGACCAACCACAAACTGACTATGCACATGACCGGTAACGCTGTCCCTCCACTTGCCGGGCGACGTGTGATCGAAGCCTTTTTGGAGGCAGCATGACACTCCCCCGCTGGGTACTCATCAATCGCGCCGCCGAACTCACCGGCTACAGCGAGGACGCAATCCGCCACAAGGTGAAGAACGGAACCTGGGCGCAGGGCCGGATCTGGCGCAAGGCCCCCGACGGACGCATTACCATCAACATGACGGAGTACGACAAGTGGGCCGAGAGCGCACCGCAGCAAGCAGCCTAGATAGTGAGCTGGCAAAACATAAAGGTATCGAGCTGCATGGGGGGTATCTGCGCATCGTTTTCATGTGGCGCCGCAAGCGCCACCGCCAGTCGCTTGGCCTTCCTTCTACGAAATCCAACATCAAGCACGCCGCCCAATTACGGGCGGCGATTCTTCATGAGATAAAAATCGGCACGTTCGATTACGGGCGGCATTTCCCGGACTCTGCCAGCGCCGGGAACAAAAGTTCACGTAAGGACGAGCCCTTGAAGGATCTGGTGAAACGATACAAACCGTTGAAAGCCGTGGATCTGACTCCGAT